GGGCCATAAGCAAGCACCCTGTTAACTCCGAAGTATAAACCGCTCGCCGGTTGTAGCTGTGATCCTGCTACGTCTGTTTCCACGTACAACAAATCATTAAACGTAAAAATATTAGCCAGCACCTCGTCGGGAGTTGTGGCTAATACGCAAGAAAAAGTCTCGTCAATTGGCTTGAGTATCATCTGATTAATTTAATGAAACTATTTCTGTTTTAAAAGTATCATGCTCTATTATGCTCGGTAGTCCGATAACATTTACCCCAACCCAAAAATATACCTGATAAATATAATTTTTAAACATAGCTATTTCGTTTTTTGATTGTTAAAAGTATTGAAATTATCTAACTTTACCGCAAATATATCGAAAAGAATTGTATAAAAGTTAAATAGTTTTCTTTTATTATAATCTTGCTCGTTATAGTCAACGGCTATTTGCTTTTTATCCGCCCAGTATTTGACGTAATAATAGGCCTGTAAGAGCTCGTTTGAGATTCCACCCTTGTTGGGTATGTTGTACGAACTATTAACCTCCTCAACTAAAGCACTGAGGTTAATAATAGCCCTTTCGAACTTATGCGCAAAGGCTTTTTCTCGGATCGAAAAGTATTTACCTTTAGGATTATCAAACTTAAGACGATTTTTGAAGTCTTCGAAAACCTCTTCGATAGGTTTTTGTTTCAACTCCATCCAATCGAAGGCGTTGACCTCTGCCATAATGTCGTCAATGCTTATCCCGATAACAAGATTTTTGCAATAAAAGTCTTCATTGCTTAAGATTATATTTTCATCTTTATTTTTCAAGAACCATAACGTAAGAGGTTAATACTTTAAGCCTCTGCTCGAAAAATATTCTTTTTTCAGTAGCCTCATTTACTATCTCGACACTCTCGCTATATTCCCTATCTCGGTAATAAGCTATTAATCTAAGTGTTATGTCTATCTCTTCGATGTTTTGCATCTTCATAGCTTAAATATTAATTGTCCTAAATCGGTTTTTAAAAAGTAATAAAGTCCGGTGCCAATTAAGGCGATTGCTGCTATAGTTCTTAAGAAAATAATCGTCAGTAGTCTGATTGCTTTTGCTTCCATAGTGTTTGATTTTTACCAAAGATATAAAAAAATATCTTACCCCCAACCTCCAGACGGTTTTATTTCATATATCATTCGCATTAATAAACTATCGAAGAAATCGGGCGACTTCCCTGTGCGCTCTTTATGTTTGCTTTTCTTCTCAAGGCGTATTTTGCCCTCATCGTCAAGGGGCTCTCTGCAAATGTTCTCTAAATCGGCTATGATTTGTTTTCGGTAGGTTTGGTCTTTTATGTAAATTTGGTCTGCCTCGACAAGCTCTTTGAGTTTAAAGGCGCACTCTGCTTTTAAATTGCCATAGTTTTTGCCTTTTAGCGGAGCAGCGTTGTTGTTAAATGCTTTTGCAGCAGTTAACTTTTTAAGGCTGTTAGCGGTGAACTTTCGGAGCCCGTCGGCATCGTAAACAATATTCGAGTAAGGCACTCTGTCCTCTTCCGCCCATAGAATAATCTGATTACCGATTGCAACCTCATCGATTTTATCTATGCATCTAACTTTCTCAATTACTAACCCTGCCCACGTAGTCGCTACGAACGTATCTGCGCCTAAATAAGCGATGTCTAAAGATAAATAACGTTTTGGTCCAGCTTCAACAAAAGAGTTCGTAAAAAGGTTGCAGATATTGTCGTAGCTTGGTAGTAAGGCGTACGGGTTGCTTTCGTAATCCCAATTACCGTGAAGGAGTCTTTGCTTAGCTACCTCATCGAGAATGTTTTCCAAATGTTCAATGTAGCCGCATGGAAGCATGCGATTGTCTTGAGGCAAGGCTTGTATGAAGCTCTTATCTATTGCAAGCGTGCCGTCTTTATGCGGGTTGTAATATTTTGAATAAAGGTAATTTTTCTTGGGGTTGCATGTCTGTAAAAGCTTTCCGGGAAGGTTGTACTCATCATTTTTCCATCTACCTACTGAGGCGAATAAGTTAGTCATTGCTGCCTCTTCGAACTCTCCGGCCTCTTCAATCCAGCCTCGTGTCATTTGCATCGAACCGAAGCGTTCGAAAAGTGGATCACTTGGAAGCGTCGCAGCATCGAGCAAGAAAAGCTTTGAGCCGTTGTGGAATTGAAAAAAGCTATCTTGCCCGTTGTATTTGTAGTATTGTTCACTAATACCCCAGTTCTTAAAAACCTCATGAATTGAGGGTATTGTATGCTTTCTAAGGTCGTTTAGCTTCTTACGGGCGATAAAGGTATGGATGCCGGGGTACATAAGGCAGTCGCCAATCATCAAAGAGCAGCCAAGATACGATTTTCCAGAACCTTTAGACCCTCCGTAAACAATGTCTTTTGTGTGCTTATTAGCCCAAAGCCTATAAACTTCTTTTTGCTTTTCGTTGCCATGGCTATTGAAAGTTAAAAACATTACTCGACAACTATTCCGGTTATTTGCTTAAGAGGTTCGCCCCCTGAGGTAATATCTTTTTTAATTGGGGCGTACTCACCATCCATCTTGTTTAGTTCCGCAATAGCTGCTTTCCTATCCGCCCAAGCAGGTAAGACGTCGACCTCTTGGATCACTCCGTCACAAACGATATGCTTTACTAACGGTATTTCGCCCTTGGCTATTTGCGTCAAAATCTCCATACGTTCGTGCTTGGTTAAAATAGCCTTTTTAAGGGCTTCTTTTTTTCCGTTGATATATTCCTCCTCCAAAACGTTTTGAGCTCTTAGATTCAAAGCAGCGAAGCGAGAGAGGGCTTCTGACCAGTATCGGTCAAACGTTCGAGTTGACACTTGCCATTTTTCGACGAATTTCGAAAGACAGTCTGCGCGCTCAATACCAAAATCCAAATCGGAAAGTATTTCGTTTATTGCGTTTTCGATATTTACCTTAGGTGCAGCCATGCCACAAAACTACAAAACTATTTTACATTTCAATCAAATAAACAAAGAAATTTACACTGTTTATCTTTAACTATCTACTAATCAGCTTATTAACTAATCACGAAAATACGCAAGAAACAAAATAAATTCTTTGTTTACGCTCTTAGCCTTGACTCTCATTGGGTTTAAGGTAAAAAGTAAACAAAGAAACAATAAACAACACTGACTTTGAAGGGGTGGGGGAACAGAATGCACAGGTTCCCTCGTGCGTTATATATTACGTGCGTTATTATATATTTATTATTATTATATATTTATATAATATTTATTGTTTATTGTTTACAATAGTAGCTTAGACCTTATAAACATTGGTACTTTTGCGTAAACAAAGATTGTTGCTTTTTGTTTCCTTTGTATCCGTTTTAAGCTAATTTGTAAGGCAATACGGGCAAGGGTTGTTTTTAGTATTTTTATTGATTTGCCGTGCAAAAATGCAAAAAGCCCAAATATAAGTTTGGGCTTAGTATTGTTTACTTTGTTTACTTTTACGTTTAAGTCAATAACCGCAGTGCTTCACAAGTAAACAATCTTTGTTTACTTGGCTTTTTATTGTTTACTTTCTTTTTATACGCCAAAATCCAATATCGTGCTCATCTTTATACCTAAGCATCTGCTTTTCTGTTATTGCTCCGCAATTAAATACCTCGTTGGCCTCCGTATAATTCCCAACTAATATAAAATTATCTTCTTTGATAATATCATTATCAACTGTAAACCCAGCTCTCATGCTTTAGCTGTTGCTATTTTGTGAAATGCTGCGGCCATTTTTGCGTTATCGGCTAAATGAATACTGTTAATTTTACGCATCCACGCATAAAATCTTTCTACGTTTGTCTCTTTTTTCATCTTATTTTATATATTTTTCGTAAATATTCCACCAATATTGATGCCCTTTTTCTGTTTCACTGAATATGAATAACCCTGTTATCGCAGAATCTTTATCGCAACGGCGCCCCATTACTTCACTTTCTATTAATCCTTTTTTCTTAATTTCTTCGTGAATTTCTTCTACTATCTTTGATGGTAATATGCTTAAATGCTCTCTTCTTGTTTTCATCTTAGTTTTTATTTTAATAGATTAATAGATTAATAGATTAATAGATTAATATCGAAGGCGCTTGGTATCATTTGTTTGAGTATAAGCCTTGCGCTTGCTTCGCTCAGGGCCTCGATTACGATCCTGTCGCAATCTTTTTCGTTATCGCCGTAACGTCGCCAGTAAAAGAACTTAAATTGTTTCATGTTAAGCGTACCATTTATCGACTTTCTCGAACTCTTCTACAACCTCTTTGCACCCTATAAGGTTTAGGAGCTGGCAAAGTATATCATCGGCGTTGCTGTGCGCACCTTCTATATCTCCGTTTTTCTGCTCTTGTTTTAAAGCCTCTATCGCTTGTTTAATTGCTTCTTTCTTAGTGATTGCCATTTTGTCTATGTTTTAAATTAGATTTCAAAGATATAAAAATTATTTCTATATAAAAAATATTTATATGTTTATTTTAAATATTTCGCTATTTTGGCTTTTACGGCTTGCATTAAAAGCTCTTGCGTGTCTCGCTTACCGTCGAGCGTTCTAACTACCGTTTCATCCTCTGTGCCTTGCGCAATCAAATGATTAATAACTACACTGCTCTTTTGTCCTTGTCGGTGCAAACGGGCGTTAAACTGCTGGTAGAGCTCTAGGCTCCAATTTAAACTAAACCAAAGAACTATAGAGCCTCCCGCTTGCAGGTTCAATCCGTGTCCTGCGCTTGCGGGGTGTGCGAGCATTACTTGAATCTCGCCTTTGTTCCACTTAAGTATGTCGGCGTCCGTTGTAAGCTTCACGGGCTTGAATTTCTTTAAGCGGACTAAGAGCCTCTCGAGTTCATGTTTGTACGTGTAGGCTATTAAAACGGGCTGACCGTTGGCACTCTCGATAATATCCTCTGCAGCGTCGAGCTTCAAGTCGTGGACTTCGTGCCAGTTCTTCTCAGCATCGTAAACCGCACCACCTGCAAACTGTAAAAGCTTATTTGATAACCCCGCAGCGTTCATAGCTGTAATCTCTTCCACGTCTTCGAACATCTCAAGTACCATGTCACGCTCGAATATCTCGTAACGCTTCTTAACATCTGGTGGGAACTCAATAGCTATAAAGTTGTCTATTCGTTCGGGTAAGTCCAGGTAGTCTTCGGACTTCATAGAGATACATATATCTTTGATCTTATTATGTATACGTTCGTCTGAGTCAATTTGCGGATCATAACCAAAGCCGTTATAGCTTTTACGGAAGTAATTATCCCGGTAAAAGGTTATAGTCTTACCGAGCCTGTCACCCCTATCGAGTAGGTAGATTTGAGCCCAAAGGTCTATAAGGCTATTTGGTGCAGGCGTTCCAGTAAGCAGGACCACACGACTAAACGACGGCTGTACACGCTTCAACGCTTTGAACCGCATTGATGCGTGGTTCTTAAACGAACTGCTCTCATCGATTACAAGCATATCAAAGGGCAACATACCACCACCGTATAAACCACACAACCAAGCCACGTTGTCACGTCCTATGGTGTAGATGTCTGCTTTGACTGCTAAGGCTGCTTTTCGCTTCTTTGCGTCACCGATTACCTTTGATACCTTTAAGTGCTTCAAATGCTCCCACTTCTCAACCTCTTGAGCCCATACGGACTCAGCCACACGTCGAGGAGCGATAACAAGCACTTTGCTTATATCGAGGTTATCGTAGATCAAACGGTTAATAGCTGTGAGCGTTGTTGTTGTCTTACCCAAGGCCCATCTCGAGGAGAAGGGCCGAATGTGTATTTGTGATTATGTGGTCAACTCCTGTGTGTTGATACCCATGTAAGTTAGTTTCGTTTAGCATAATTTTTTATCTATCTGAAATACAAATGTCATTAACTCCGTCGCACCTACCGCAACATTTTGAGAACGTCGGTACGGGAGGTTTAAAGCTATTTATAAAATTATTAATCCCTTCTTTGCTATCCAAGACCTCAACTCGAAAGCCTAACGCCATCAACTGCTTAAGCCTCACTAATTGTATTGCACTTGCTTTCTTGCCTGTTGTCTTCACTTCCACAAAAGCAACCACGCCACCCGGTAATAAGATAAGGCGGTCGGGCAGTCCTGTGACTAATCCCGATAGCAGTTTAATCGCCCAGCCTCCTAACTTTTTAACCTCTGCGCATAAGTATCGCTCGAGTACTTTTTCTGATTCAATTTTAGGTTTAAGCATTTTTTGCAAGTATTTCGTTAAGGAGTGCTTGGTTTAATCGAGTCTTAGCTTCCATATTTTTTATAAATTTATGCTTAGCTAATAAATAGGATATGAAGTTTTGATAATACTGAAAGCTTGCTTCGCCTTCAGTCTCAACAAAAGCTAACTCGATAAGCGTGTAAACTAAAATATCGTCGTACTTCTCGTTTACTTGCTCTACGCTAACGACTTTATCTTGCTCAAAGTCTTTAAGTAAATCCGCAATACTAATCACGTGCTTTAGCCTAAAGAAGTTTAGTACCACCATAGGTCGAACGTTTAATAGTTTTGCTCCTTCGTTAAAATTATGGTAAGGGTCGTTGTTGCGCCTATACTCTTTACCTTTAGTCAAAATAAGTTCTGAGAGTCTTACCAAAGTACTTTCTGTTTTTGGGTGTTCTTGATAAGCTTTGCTTATTGCTTCGTCGATACTTTGCTCAAATTTTTGTTCTGAATTATTCATCTTTATTAATTTTTGATTCGTAAATTTCAAATGTTTCAGTGCTGAATCTTTTATAGTGGGGTATTTTCAATTTATCTAAATCACTATCCGTATATTTATCTAACACTTTTTTAGTTTTAATTGGTTTGGCGTTGACTCGTGCTAAACGGTTTTTAGTTGCTGAGTAAGATATACCCAGCATTTTCGCAATTTCAAAGGCACTAAAGGCTCTTTCTTGAGTAATATTTCTGTTTACCATAATAGCCAAAGTTTTTAGTTGTTGTGTGGTGCTCCCAGCCGTCAAGGCTTTTTAATATGTCGTTAATCTCTCTGGTGTTGTATCGGCTCATGTCCTCTTTAGCTTTGCCTAAACACTCGCACCAAATTTCCGCCATGCAAACAACGTTTCGAAGTTCTCCGTTCTGTGTCTTGCCTACGTCTAAATATTGGCGGCGTTCGAATATATCTTTTTCGCTCCAATCTTTAGGCAATCTAGCATCGAGATAGCTTTCTACAAGCCCTGTGCGTTCGTCAGTCTCAGAGTGTTTGCTTTGCTCTTGTTTAGCTAATTGGTCGGCTTCTTTGCTTAAATATAGGTTTTCGCCCTTCTTATAAAGTTGCATAGCCTCCGCCCAAATCTGATCGACCTCACCGGGTAAGTCGTTAATAACGTGTTTGGTTATTTTAGGAGATCGTACCGCTATAGGATTGAAACGTCTATTCCCAGAGGGGTCGTTAAGAAAGTCTCTTTTGTTGGTCGTAGCAAAAAATACACATTGTCTTTTGTGGTTCATGGTTACACGTCCGTACGCTGCACGAAATGAATCCTCCTGTTTTGTGATGAAATGTTTAACCGCTTCAACGTCTGCTTTTCTTAATCCTGCAAGCTCAGCCATTTCCATAAGCCAAACGCCTTGTATTTGTTCGAAAGCCTCTTTACCGTGTACAGTCATAAAACTATCGCTATACCACTCTTTGCCCAGCGTTTTAATGAAAGTTGATTTATAAGCTCCTTGGTCTGATACCAAGACTAAAACCATGTCAAACTTAACGCCCGGATTAAATACTCTGGCGACCGCAGCACATAATGTTTTTCTAATTGCTTCACGGCTGTAGGTGTTATCCTCGGCACCAAAGTAGTCAACAAGCAAATTATCCAATCGGTTAACCCCGTCCCACTTCAAAGCCTTAAGATAATCTTTAATAGGGTGGAAGCTTTGTTTCTCAAACTCTAAAGCAATGCTGTCCTCAATTTTCATTACTCCGGTAATCCCGTAAATGCTCTCAATGTAATTCCTAATTCCTGCGTAGTCTACGTCTCGAATTGGTTCGGGAGTTGTAATCTTACGCCATGGCAAAGAGCGAAACACATATCTTTTACCGTCGAAATCATTTTGCTTAAACGTCTGCTTAAGCCTGTGGTCGTTTGCCAAAATAGTATTTATGTTCGTAGCACTTGAGAGATACTTCCCTTTGCTGTCAGCTTCAAGTTCACCCATCCATTCGATGCTATCTTGGTCGCCTTCAACGTTTCCAAGCTCCTCGTCTTCTAAGTCCTCCGCAAAGTCGTACTTAGCATTTGCCACACTTTCAGAGGCTAAAGTCTTTTTAACTTCGGGATCTTGTCGGGCTAAGTCCTCCATCGCTACGTAGCTCTTTGGCTTTTGCGTTGTGTAGCTATCGCCGTCCAAATGTCCGTAAAGGTGAAGCCTCACAAGGTCAAAAGCGTTTGAGGTTTTACCTCCTGCAGGATCGCTGCCGTGGTGGCTGTAGGCGAACTTGTCCTCGTAGACTAAAAGCCCCGCAGCAGTGCTCCCTTTCGTGTATGTGTATCGGTCGTCTTTCTCAGTAGGTATGTACTGCTCTTGCAAGAACGTTGCTATCGCTTCGGTTATTGTATAAGTACGGCAAAACGCTCCGACAATTCCTTTTTTTACTTCGGGGTCTTCTTGTTTCTTTGCTTGTTCGCCTATAGAACGAATTACTTTATCGGCGGTAGGCCAAAGGCTCGTGTCCTTCCAATCGATATAACTCGCAAGTATTTCGTCAACATCTACCCAAGGACCGTCCTGTTCTCTGTAGTAGTACTCTTGGTCTTTTGGCGTACTGGGCCAAAACATAAGCCTATTAGTCTCGAACGTGGTGTTATCGAATAAGTCGATACCTAAAAGCCCTGCTATTTGTCTGCTAACTGCCACGTACTCATCGGGCGTACATTCTCTCGATAAAGGAATAACAAGGCGGTATCTTGGTGATAACTCGCTATGCTTGTGCGTTCCGTGGAGGATTGCACAACAATCAAACTGCATTGTGAAGTCTTCCCAAAAGTCAAGGTGCGCAAAGTCGATGTCTAAGGTTGCAACTTGGCGATGCCCTACATTCTCTGGGCTTCTTTTGCCTTGACGCAAGTAGCCTCCTACGTACCCGCCTACGTCTTTTATGTGGCTTTGTTCCTCTTTGGTAGCCTGTAAGAACTCTTTTAAGGTTTCGTTCGTGTAGTGCGGTGTACGTAGCCTATTTGCGAACTCCGAAAAAAGCATAGTTTTATTCTGCCATACTTTCGTCTTTGCCGTCTTACCTATTGCGATATTTATTTTTTGGTCGTTTAGCATCTTGTTATTTTAATTCGATTTACAAAAACAGTCCGTTGAGTGCTGCATCATTTCTTTTGTTATCCCGTGTTCGGTTCCCACCTCTATTATTCTATCGTCTAGCCATTTTCTTTTTTCCTGCTTGTCTTCAATATGGATGAAGTTTCTAACTCCCGAAGTTATCTCTAAAGCCATTTCGTACATTTGTCTAACTGTTACATGCTCCCTTAGGTTGAATCGTGGTGATTTTTCAGAGCTGTATTTTTCCTCTATATAAATCCACCAGTTTATGTCTTCGAGTTCATCGCTAAGAATATCCTCTACCATTAAAGAAATTAGTTTCTGAATTGATTTCTTAAAGCACTTTGTACAATTACCCTCGTAATCTTTTAACTCTAAATCGAAAGGCTGCTTATCCCATATAGCTCTCACGATAGGTTCAGTTAATCTAACAATATCAATCGCAGGGTATATGATTCTGTTTTGCTCAGCATTTACAGAAACTCTATGTTGCTCATCATACCTAATCCCGTACGCCGTATAGTAATCTTTATAACCAAGAGAGTACATAAAACTTTCTCGCACTCTGTCTTTTAATTCACGGGTGCAATTAGAAGCCCCTGCCGTATTTGGCAACGGGTACTTTTTAAGCATATTCTCAAAAACGCTTCCGTCTCGGCAAGCGGTTTCAAAAGATACTACTCTGTGTGTGGTGGCGATTCTAAAACCGTTATTTATTACCGCCTCGAGCCAATTTATTTTTATGCCCCATTCCTCCTCGCATTTTTTTATAAAAATTAAGGTTTCCTCTTTTTCTCTTGACGTGTTAGCGAACCCATAAATAATGTGATAGGTTTCACTAAAAGTTTTATGGAATTGCAGGAACCGAGCAAGTATCGCCGAGGTACGACCTCCCGAAAACCCGTAGTAAAGTATTTTTTTTCCGCCCACGTTATCAACTAAATGGTCTTTATTTTTTCTTTTTGTTGGCATAACTATTTAATATTTTTGATTATTGCCTCAACTTCTTTCAACTTTTTAAGCACGTCTTTTAAGTCGTTGCTTTGCTCTAAAACTTTGTCGGCATACTTCCTAAGTGCCTGTGGCACGTTTAAGAAGTACCAACGGTCTTTTACTGTATAAGTTACAGTCTCTAAAGTATCTGTGTCGATACGCTCTTTGGTTGCTACGTAGTCGAGCGTTGTGCCTAATCCGTTGCACTCGATCGAGTACTCAGAATCTAATACGATTATTTTGTTTGGTGCTTTCATGGTCTTTCTATTTTATTTGTTGGGTCAAAACTAAGAAACTTATTTCGATATAAAAAATATTTTTATATAAAGTTTTTAAATATTATTTTACTTCTTATAAAAAGGAGTTAGCTCGCCCTCAGCTCTTAGGGGTATCCCTTCCGACCACGGGGCGTGAACGCACATTAATTTTTGCATTTCCTTTAATCGTTCCTCTGCGGTGTCTTCTCTTAGCTCGCAAACTATTTCATCATGTACCGTCATTACAATATCAAAATTCGCATCGTTTAAATTACGCATAGCGTCTGCTAATAAATCCCTTGCTATTGCCTGCACGACGTTTTCTGTTAGCTTGCCCCCGTAGGTATCGACGTACTCCCATTGTTTGGTCGTTTGGTTCATCCCTTTGTAGCGTATTGACTTTCGCCCCCATTGGTTCTCTGTAAAGCTTGGCGATTGATAAAAGAGTTTTCGCCCCGAAGGTAGTTCAATAGTCAGAGCCATATCGTCGCAATCAAAGATTAATCCTTTATGAATAGATTGAACTTTCTTTTTATATTGTATAGCTCGCATTGCACAACTCTCCATGTCCGCCCAGAGCGCAACTATAGCAGGGTTGGCAAGTCTCCAACGCTTTACGATTGTTTCCATTTCAGGATCGCTTAGCCCCATCTTTTCACCCCCCATAGTTTTAAGCGCCCCGATTGCGCCTTGGTAGCCTAAAGCCAATTCTGCTACTTTACCTTTAGCCCTTAAGTCTGAGCCTTTAGTAACCGCCTCGATAGGCACGTTGAACATTTTTGAAGCCGAAGCCTCGTAGATTTTACCGTGCGAAGCGAAAACCTTTAACCTCCATTTCTCGTTACTTAACCACGACAGCACGGCAGCCTCTATTGAGGAAAAGTCCATTATTCCGAATATATAACCCTCTTTGGCTACGAACGCCGTACGGATCAACTGTGAAAGCATCGAAGGTATGTCGTCATATAAAAGAGTTGTGAGGTCGTAGTCTCCCGAAGCGATGCATGCTCTCGCCTCTTCCAAGTCTTCAAGGTGGTTTTGCGGTAAGTTCTGCATTTGGATTAAACGTCCAGCCCATCGCCCCGTGCGGTTCGCCCCATAGAACTGAAACAAGCCGTGCGCTCTGTTATCGTTGCACGCACAATTTAACATAGCTAAATACTTCTTAGTTGAGGTTTTGCTCATCATTTGGCGCAAGCCTAAAACTTTAGAAACATACCATTTACCTTGTTGATTGGCTGAAAAGATAATATCCGGGATAGAGTCTTTTGTTAAACTTTTAGTAATGATATTAGCCTCTTTAGCTATCCACGCTTTTAATTGCGCTGGGCTGTTCGGGTTGTCAAGTCCTGTGAGTTCTTTTACTTGGGTATAAAGCTCTGCACTAAATCGGTTATCGATATCAAAAGCGTTTTGAGCCATTACCAAATCAATCAAAATGCCTTTGTCGTTAATCTTTTGATCTAAGAAATAATTAAGTCTTTCACTCTCTGGGATTTCATACGCTTGTAATTTACGTCCTATTTCTCTCTCGGCTTCAACGTCCTGCTTACAATAATCTTTAAAACGTTCCCACTTCTCTGGGTCGTGGTGTGGGTAGTTCCGAGTTCGCATACCGTTTACTTTGGTAGGTTTTACCGGGCAACTGAAATATTTAATAAGGGCTTTACCTTCGGCGCTCTTTCCTTTGTCACCTAATTGCAAAGCTTTAGAAGCCCCATCGAGCGAAAGAGGTACACCACAATAACCTGCTTTTACTGCGCTACAGTGCCACCTTCCAATTGGTGTTTCAATTCCGTAAGTACGAAAAGCGTTGCGTTCAAAATTGGCGTTGTGGGCGTGGAGTTCGATATCTGGATTTAGTAGGTGTGGAGCTAAGAAGTTTATAAAATCGTCGCCGTTCGCTAAATCAGGTATTTGTATTGGTTCGTCGTCGAAAGCGTACGCAATCATAAGAATTTCAAAGTCAAGGCTCTCAAAGTATTTGTAAGAGCCACACGTAGTAATATCAACACTCGAATACGTCTCGATGTCAATGTGTAATTTTTTTGGCATGATAGATAGATTTGAGGAGTAGCTGGAATTGAACCAAACTCGAAGCGCTACATATTAAAGTCATCTAGTTTGCCCTAGCCTGGCTAAAATCATCACGCATCCCTTTTACTCCATGTGTGCTTTTTTTTGGAGGGCGTACGGGGGTCGAACCCGCATACAAAGCCTAGCCGTTCAGCCAACGCCCTCTTTTAACTTTAACGCCAGTTACACGGGCCTAAGATTAACTTTTTTAAACCAAAAAATGTCCTATTGATAGTTTCCTACTTCGCCAAACTATCGGGGTGGCGCACTAAAACTTTACACAGTCTTTTTTGCCTAAAGCAAATACTAAGCGCAATCTTAGAATAGCCCCTTGCGAGGTTGTAAACTAAAGAGGTATCGAGCCTCTTTAGTTTCTTGTAATCTTACATTAAATCGTCTTGGTCGTCGTAAGCGTCAACTATCTCAGCATAGCTCAAACCGCCACCGCCTAAGTTGTCGCCGTCTTCCAGCTTCATTGCGGACTCGAAACCAACCGCAACCCCTTTACTTGGTAAGTTGTTTCCGTATGCGTAGAAGTTCAAAACTGCTCTACCATAACAACCGCTATAAAAGTCGTCTTTGTCGACTAAAAGCTCTTTGTCTGGACCTAAGATAACCGGGCGTTTGTTGCTCTTTGCGTTTAAGAAATAGTGTCCTGCATAAACCTCGTCATCTGGTTTCTCATCGTCACCATCACGCAAAGGACTGGACCATTTACCGGGTATTTTGCCCCCAAAGTGTTTACTCTTTCCCTCGTTAAGTGCTAACTGAATAGCGTCTTGAATTGCTTTAACTGTTACTTTGTCGTTTTTTGGGATTAAGATAGCACTTGAGTACTTCTTTGGGTCCCCCTCGTTCATAGCCGTAGGCTCGAATACGTGAACATAACTAAATCTTACTTTCTTTGTGGTAACTCTCGTTGTAGCCATTTTGTCAATTTTTAATATTTAAACATTTTTCGTTTTTTAAACAGTTTGGTATCTTGCTTAGGATTTTTTATTTTTAGCAACACAATTTTTACAAGTGCAAGGCGTACAATCCTTATCTTTACCTAAAAGATACCTCCTTACGTTTCTTATTCTGCGGTTATGCCTGTACTCAGTTATTCTATCTCTGCTCATCTTTTTGGTTTTAAATTTATTGAGTACAAATCTAAGAAAATATTTCGATATAAAAAATATTTTTATACTTATTTTTTATAAATCGTCTGCAAAGTCTGCTTTTGCTTGGTCGATGCCTAACTCTGGGCGTTTGTCGCTCTCGGGCACTAAGCTCGGTGAGGTCTTTTTAAAGGCTACCACGTCGCCTAATAGTGTCGGGAAGTCTTTCTTACCCACTAGCTTTTCAATGTCACCTATGCCTTTTAATTTTGAGGTAGTAAAGTTGTCCGGTTCAAAATCAGAATTAAGAAGTATTTTAAAAACCTCGTCTTCATCTGTCCATCCTCTGCGGTTTTGACCGTCAACAAGCTTGTACCCCTCCCACTTCTTACCCGCTAAAGCTTCTTTGTAAAGGTAGTCGGTTACGGCAGTAAGCCACTTCGATATTTGAGGGCTTTGTCCGTAGATGTCTATAAGTTGTGCATCGGTTAAAAGCATAGGTTCTGCAAAGTCTAATTTTGCAAGCTCTAAGGCTTTATCGGCTTGGGCCTTGCATCTTGGAGAGGCTTTGCAAAACTTGCACCAGTCGCCCGTTACTTGTTCACCTTCGCCTGCATACGCTATCTGTGCTTTTGGTTTTACGACTTCTTCCCCCCATTGGCGCAAATCCTCTGCGGATATTTCCCAAGAGCTAATAGAGTCCATACGTGGCTGGGTAATTGTCAACTTAACAGTATGGATGTCGTACATAAGGTCGTAAGCCTCTAAAGCCCCAGATCCGTACAACTTTAATTGAGAGTTGTCTTCGGCACTCACACGAACGCCTAATCCGTATTTTAGATCAATTACCTCGAGCGTACCGTCTGCAATTATAATTACGTCACAAGTTCCGAAGCCCTGCTCGATTAAGTGCGTAATATCGACTTTTTGCTCAATTAGCAAAATAGCGTCGGGCGTTTTACGTTTTGCCTCAGCGAACTGCTGTATCACATAATCAACATGCTTTTGTACATACTCACCCATATCTGAAGAATAGTATTTATTAGCTGTAATTTTATCAACCTCTAAATTGTATTTTTCTTCGTCAATTAAGTCC